GGTGAAATGGAAGGTCGCCGCGGAGCAGTTCTCCTGGGCGGCCTTCGCTGCCTGCCGGCTCGTCGGGGGGCAGTGGGAGATTGAGTGGTATGGGAAGGAGGAGCCATGCCGTGGGTGAAGCTCGACGACAAGTATCCTGATCACCCGAAGATCGATGCCGTGGGGCCGTTAGCTGCGTGGCTTCACACGTGCGCGCTGGCTTACTGCGCCCGTCACCTCACTGACGGTTTCATCCCGGCCGGCACGGTGGGGAAGCTCGCGAACTTCGCGGGGCTGAGTCTCAACGGCGCCCCGGTGCAGGTCTCCGACCTGGTCGTGAGACTCACGAAGCCGCTGCCGATCCCCGGCGATAGCCTCAGTGCCCTCTGGGACGAGGTCGAGGGCGGCTACCAGATCCACGATTACCTCGAATACAACCCCTCCCGGGCCGAGACGCTGGCCGCTCGGGAGAAAGACACCACTCGCAAGCGGCGAGGCACCGGAAAGCCTCCCCAGGCCACGGAGCCTGGAACCACTGAGGAATCCGCCGGGATTCCGGACGGAATCCGCGCGGAATCCAAGGTGGAATCCAGGGTGGAATCCGAGCGGATTCCAGCCCCTCCCGTACCCGTACCCGTTCCCCATCCCGTTCCCGAGGAAGACAAGAAAAAGGCAGCCTCTTCGAGAACCCAGGAGATGGGAACGGTGCACGCAGGCGGCACCGAAACGTCCGGCCCCGATCCGCCACCGGATCCTTCCCGGGACTGGAGCGAAGAGGGGCAGGAGGACTTCGAGTCCGGGCTGGCCGAGGGCATCGCTGCGGCGCGCCGCGCCTGCCCGACCCAGTTCCAGGCGATCGACCGACTGGTTCGCGGCTGGCATCGGGGACGGAAGCCGCGGGACGTCTGCCGGCAGATCCTCTCCCGGATCGCGGAGAGGAAGCCGCGGAACGTCACGACCTATGCGAGGTCGATCATGCGGGTCGAGGAGCAGAACTGGCACGAAGCCCACCGGCTCAAGCAGCACCAGGCGCTGAAGGCGCGGGAGCGCGAAGAGCGGGTGCGGGGGAGGCCCACGGTGACGGTTGCGAACCGGGAGCCGACGAAGCTCGATGTCGCGGTTGCGAGCACCCTCGGGAACCTCGAGGAGCTCGCGAAGCGGAACGGCCGGGTGTGCCCGGAGAAGGTGGCGGTGTAGCCCATGTTCGGTGGAATCAAGAAGGCGATCCTCCTGGTGCGGCTGCTCTGGGCGGCTGACAAGGGATACCGAAAGGGCAGGAAGCAGGGAAAGGAGTTCCTGATGGACAAGCCTCTCATGAAGTCCAAGACGGTCTGGGGATCGATCATCACCGCGGTGGTCCTGATCCTCACGGCGGTCGGCGGTTACCTGGGTGACGAGATCACCCTGGTGAAGATGATCACGCAGATCGGGATCGGCATCGGCCAGCTGGTGGCGATCATCGGCGGGCGGGACATCCTCGGCAAGCTGCTCGAGAAGCTCGGGTTCGTGAAGAGCCTTCTCGAGTCGGCCGCCGGCGCCAGCGATGGGAAGGCCTCCGGCTACGGGAAGGGAGTGCGCCATGGGTAGGCGAACGGGGAAGGAGCGGTTCCACGGGGGTCGGATTGCCTCGTGTGTCGTTCAGGAGGCGAAGGACGCGGTGTCGTTCCTCGCCGGTCCCCCGCTGCACCTCCAGCTCAACACTCTGACGGAGTCGGCTCTCCAGCGAGAGATCGAGCGGATGCGGAAGAAGTACAACAAGGGCAAGCCATTCCCGCGCCGGAAGCACCCCCTCCGCTCAGGGAGTCTCCCGGATTGACGGTCTGGATGGAAAAGGAGCAGGAGCGGGCCCTCCGGAAGTGGCCGAACTGGTCGGCCCACTTCGCCTGGGGAGCACTGATCGTGTTGGCAGCCGAACGCCTGCTGCCGGCCGTCTGCTCGGCGGACTTGCCCTGGCACGTCGTCGGATGGTTCGGCAGCATGGCGATCGGCGTCCTCTGGGAGCTGGTGATCTGGCTGTTCAGCGACAAAGACGACCCGAGCAGGCGCGCTTGTATGGTTGACGCAATAGTTTGGATTCTGGGATCCTCCGGGGGAAGCCTGTTGACGATAGCGACCTAGCCACGACGCCATGGACTTCCCAACGCATGAGCCGGACCGCACACACATACCGGGAGGGGAACGGAATGGACACGCTTGAGAGGCGGCTGGAGAAGTTGGAGGGGCAGAACCGAACCCTGAAGCGCGGGGGAATCCTGGTCCTGGCTGCCGTGAGCTGCCTAGCCTTAATGGGGCAATCTCCCGGGGAGAAAGTGTGGGACGAGCTTCGGGCTCGCCGCCTCGTGATTGTGGACGAAGCGGGGACGACACGGGCGGTCCTCGACGGCGTGGCAGATGGAGCCGCGTCGCTTGTGCTGCACGACCACAAGGGGAATGAGCGGGTTATCCTCCGTGCATATGAGGTGGGTGTGGGTCTGTTCTTTCGCGACGACCACGGCGGAGTGTGGGCGAGTCTCTCGGCCCAATCAGCCCGGTCGGCTTTAACACTTCGCTCGGATGACGAGGTGCGCGGTGACAGCTGCAAAGGGAGAGTGGAGCTGTGGGCATCGTCGATCATGACGTCCTTGGAGCTGCAGACAGATGGGATGGTCAACTCGCATACAACCCTAGGCAGCGACTACGCTGGCCGAACGCAGTTGTGTTTAGAAGGCTCGCAGGGTTATTCAATTGCAGTTGGCGGGACTGAGCTGGTCACCCCGAGCACCGGAACGACTACAAAACGATCGACAGCGTCCATTGTGATGTTTGACCGGGAGAAGCATGTTGTCTGGGAGGCTCCGTGATGATGCTGCCAGCAAAGCCGATCTGCAGTGACCGAGCAGCTCCATCAGGCTCTGCTGGCTCGGCTTCAGCACCTGGCACGCACCCAGGCGCGAAGAGGCGAGTCGCCGCACCCCGAGAAGGGCGCGTGAAAAGCGTCATGAAAACAACGGCGAAAATCATGACGCTTCTGCTGAGAGAGGCGGTTGAGGGTGCATATCCATGACGCTTTTGGGCGTAAGCGTCATGATTTCTGGGCGCCGATTTGTCAAGAGCGTCATGATTCCGAGCGTTGGCGGGAGGGGACGAAGCCATGGGGACGATGAAGTGGGTCGGCACGGGTCTGAAGATTGCAGGTCAAGTGCTTGAGAAGGGCGACCTGGATGAATGGTTCCTGGGCAAGGGCGTCGATGTATTGGCCGAACGGATGAAGGGCATGAAGGTCCCTCAATTCCGTGGAGAGGCGCGCGCGAGAGCCAGTGTCTTCAAAGACGTGGCAAAGGCTGTCGCAAGCAGCGCATTCAGGCCGGCTCTTGAGGATGAGTTGGGCCGACTACCAGATTGCATCATGTGGTGCGCCAACAAACTGCGAAGGAGTGCCCCCGGCGAACTCCGCCAGAAGCTCTATCCCCATTGGGCAGTGGTTATCCCTCGGCATGTAGTGCACCTCATCTTCAGAGCGGGTGTGATCGCCAATCTCAGGAGCTCGGCAGTGCTGAGTCTCTTCACAAGTCTGCCCGACCCGCTACTCGCTCGGCTCGCTGACCGCGCGGAGAGAGCATTTTTCCGGACTCTGGAGGAATCCAAGGGCCTCACGCCGGTGCAGCCAGACGCTGGCATCTTTGGCGTGAATCGTGAGTTCCCGTGGAATGACGTTGAGGGCCACTACTTCGTTGTGGGGACCGAGAGCAGGAGTGCAAACATCAAGGATAAGAAGAGAGAACTGAATGCTCTACAGGCCGACGCCGAGCCGCTTGTGAGAATGCTCGCGTCTGCAGTCGGGAAGATGGATCCGAAGACCCTGGACGGAACGAAGCGCTATCTCCAATCGAAGTTCGGGTTGCCGGAAACGCCTCGGTCTGGACCCGCGATGCGGGCACCCGCGTCGGCAGGCGCGCGCGAGTGAGGTAGGCAATGGATACGTGGATTCTGATCGGGCAGGGGATCATTCTTCTTGGGCTGCTCGTGATCGGACTGGTCTACCGCCAGTTCAGGTCGTATGCAGAGGAGAAGGGGAAGAACCTCGCCACCAAGGAGGACATTGGCGACATTACCAAGACGGTGGAGTCTGTGAAGACGAACTTCGCGAAGGAGCTAGAGGAGTTTCGGGAAGAGCTCCGGGTCCGGTCAAGTCAGAAAACAATCCGGGAGGCATCGCTACATGAGACACGCGCAATGGTGATTGGGAAGCTCGACAGACTTCTGCACGCTGCCATAAGCGAGACGGGCCTAGCGATGACGCTGTGGCGCCACACCGGTGGAGATGTGCCCGAGCTGCGTGCGGCAACGGAGTTGAATGCTTTCTTCGAGGAGCACCAGCTCTACTTCAGCCCGGAATTCGTGGGGCTTGTCCTTGAGCTCATCCCCATTCTTCTTCGCCCCAGCGTCTACAACCTCGCGAAGGAACTCGATCCTCCAGGAGGACTAGACGGGGTCCGCGATTGGGTCCTGCAGAGTTGGGCAGAGGACAGTCTGAAGGTGAGTCACCTTCAGGTGCGCATTGTCCACGAAATGAGGAAGATGTTGGGTGTAGAGGACAGTTCGCGCCCTGAGGATATCGAGCCCCGCCGAGGCTCCCGGTCGATCGAGACAGGAGACTAAGAGCGATGGGGGTAGGGGGGGTGTGTTTTCTAGGAGGCCGGAGACCCTAGACCGCGCGGGCAGCTTCGCGCACAGGGTAGTAAGTTGGGGGCCTTTCTAGGGCACCCCATAGGTTGACGGAGATAGGGAAAGATGATTGACGTCCTCCTCGCTGTGCTAACGAAGCTAGTGGCGTTGTTTGAGCTGAACCGGGAGAGGAAGAGACGCATCTTCGAGGACTACATCGATCCGATCTTCAGTGATCTCACGGCAATCGATGGTGACTACAGACAGGGGATTATGAGTATCAGGGACATGCTCGTTGACCCTGATCTGCCCAACAACGAGGTCTATTCAAGAGCGTACAGAGTGAAGACCGAGCTCGACCCTCTGCGCAAGAAGGTCACGGCTTTGGCGCGAGTGCTTCAGGCTCATTCGAGGAGCATGGGAGGGTCGTGGCCCAGCGAGGCTCATCAGTTCCTGGAGTGTACGTGGAGATACTTCAATGTGAGTGTGGACACCTCCTGGCTTGCCCAGCAGATCGCGCAAGGGCAGCCGTGCAGTGCATACACTTCCCTGCTGGCAGTCTTGTCGACGTTCTGCGACGGCAAAATCGGACGTAAGGAGGCACGCCGCGGATGCGATAACGTGTTGGGCGCCCTGGAGGGTCGATGGTCAGCACTGATGGAAGCATATGCCAAGGCACGAGTTCGATGCCTCTCAGGGTAGATGGACTGGAGGAAGGACGCTGCAGAAGAGGCTGCCGAAGAAACCGTGCCGACATCCGGGGTGTCCGGCCCTGGTGGAGATGGGACAGGATCCCTACTGCCCGCAGCACACACGAGGGCGGTGGCGCCGAGAGGATGAGAGAAGAGGGAAGACCGCAGCGCGCGGGTATGGCAGCGACTGGCGAGCGAGGAAGGGGAGCAAGCTCAACCGCGATCCGCTGTGTGAGGAGTGCTTGAGGATGGGGCGGCGCCCCGAGGCTGCGGTCACGGTCGATCACATCGTGCCGAAGTCGATGGGTGGAACAGACAACGACGAGAACTACCAGTCGCTGTCCGACGAATGTCACAAGGAGAAGACCGCGCGGGACCGGCAGGGCTGGACCGCGTGGCATATTGAACGGTGGGGGCCCTGGGAGGATCAGATCCGGTTGCGCCGGCGCCGGCGCCGGCGAGGGGGTATGGGGGTGTCAATCTCTAGGTGACAAAGGCTGTGACCGAAGCGGCAGCCATGGGCGTGTCGCCGCGAAATTCAAGGGGGGGGTAGCCGAGGATGGCGGCCCGAGGTAGGAAGCCGATTCCGTTTCCGCAGAAGGACTTGCGGGGGAATCCGGGCAAGCGGAGCCCCAAGGACTCCGTGATCCAGCCCAAGGCAGGTTCACTCATCCCGCCCAAGTGGCTGGATGAGGCTGCACGCGCCGAGTGGCGCCGGCAGATCAAGGAGCTGAGGCGGCTCGGCCTCGCAACCACATTCGATCGCGTGGCGCTCGCCTGCTACTGCCAGACCTATTCAAGGATGGTCCAGGCCGAGGAAGAGCTGCGAGAGGCCGGCAGCCTCACCTTCGACACGCCGAACGGTGCGGTCCAGCAGCGCCCCGAGGTTGGGATCATAAACACCTGCCAGAAGCTCCTGCAATCCTGGGGCGCCGAGTTCGGATTCACCCCCAGTTCGCGTTCTCGGCTTGCGTATCCGCAGGGCCGTCATGAGGATGAGTTCGAGGCTTTCATGAAGACGAAGTCATCATCACGACGTGACTGATGCTGTCGTTCCTTCTCAGCCAGGGCTACCCGGATCAAGCTTCCATATCAGGGGACATCGAACCCTCACACCGGGTAACGGCGACAGAATAGGGTAGGTCAGCGTGTTTGGAGGTGACCGAGATGCACAGGTGGAATTGGATCACGTTGTCTGACAGAACGACAGCGCACGGTGCATGGTGGACCCCAAGTGAGCCCGACACGAAGTATTCGGGAACACTCACCTTCTCTCGGGACTCAGGCGGTATCCTTGAGTTGACTATCCCGGATCCACCTAAGGATTTCGGAGCGCACTTCAAGGACTCCAATGTCATCTTTGGCGAGACAACCGACATGGAGAAGATCACGCTCGCCGCCTGCTTCACTCTTGGCAGATCCATGGTTCTTCCCGCTGATGAGAAAAAGCCGAGTCCCGTGGGAACCTGGCGAATCTCCACCAGTCTCGCCTTTGTAGGAGCTCACTTCGCGGACTGCGAGGAGGCGATCCTGGAGACCGCTTCGGTCCGCTACCGGAACCTGTACAGCTGGATCTGGATGAGGGGCATAAACGTGGAGTTTGGCAGGGGTGTCGATTTGGACCTCTCCTATCGGGCAATACCGCCGGAGACAATCGAGATCGATGAGGATTCGACCATCACCCTCGCAGTCCACCTCGAGAGCTACCCCATGGGACCCGACGCGGACGGAGCGATTACACTCCGCGAACTGCCACTGGTATCATTCCACACTAACACACCCCGGTCGTTCAATGATCTCTATGAGGAGATCCGATGCGTTGAAGCCTTTCTGTCGATAGCGACGATGTGTCCATGCCCCCCGCTGGACATCTGGATCGAGAGCCCCCGGCCTGAGGGAGAGGCGAATGGAGAGGCTTACCATGTGCCGGTTCGGGTCTTGTTCATCTCGCCGGATTCAGATCCGTCTGGACAAAGCCGTCATCCAGGCGACTTCCTCTTCAGTCGTGGGAGTGTAGTTGAGCGTCTTCCCGATCTGCTTCGGCACTGGGTGACCGCGAGGCGCGATCTCCGTCCCATGTATATGCTCTACATGGCCGCGATTGGAGCACATCCTTCGGTTGAATGGCAGTTTCTCTCCCTCGTGCAGGCAATTGAAGCCTATCACAAGATCCGACACTCCGATGTGCTATTGAGCCCCGCCTTCTTCAAGAGCACCATCGTGCCAGGGCTTCTTTCTTCCATTCCGGAAGGTGTTCCACGGGAGTGGAGGGAGGAGGTCACTGAGGAGGGTCTGATGCGCCTCCGATCCAAGGCGGAAGCAAGCTTCATGTGGTTGAACGAATTCGCACTTCGCCATCGGCTTCGCGCGCTATTCGCCGAGAACAGCAATGAAATCGGCCGCTTTGTCAAGGACCCTAAGGCCACGGCCGAGAAGATTGTCCGATGGCGCAACACCTTCATCCATACGGGGAGGTTTCCCACGAGTGAGGGCTCGATTGATGAGAATCTTGTGGACCTCACGAGCGCATTGCGAGGGTTGATGGAGCTTTGCTTTCTAAGGGAGATGGGGTTCACTGAGAAGGAGCGCACGGAGCTGGTTCGACACAACCGCGAATTACGCAACCGCTTCCTGCCCCGGTGGCCTCGTGGGCGGGAGCGGAGGGTGTCCGACTGAGATCCTGGGGCACTTGCCGCCATTCTGCAGTGTGGATAGAGGATTGAGTCCTGTTGAGCAGTATGTTGACGGTGTTCTCTGCGGGAAGATCGTCACCGGCGAGTTGGTGAGGCTTGCCGTCGAACGACACCTTCGCGATCTGGAAACCGGATCGAGGCGAGGCCTCTACTTCGATCCCGATGCTGCCCAGCACGTCCTGGACTTTTGCCCGTTCCTCCGGCACTACGAAGGCCGCTGGGCTGGTGAACCCTTCGGCCCAAGTCCGTTCCAGGCGTTTGTGCTCTGGAACCTCTTTGGGTGGATGCGGGAGGGCGGCTTCCGACGCTTCCGGCTTTCCTACACCCAGACCGCCCGGAAGCAGGGCAAGACCGTGTGGGGTGGGGGCGTGGTTGGCAACTACATGTTCCTGGCTGACGGGGAGGCAGCCGCCCAGGTATACAGCGCCGCGACGAAGAAGGACCAAGCCCGGATCTCTCATCGAGCCGCGAAGCTCATGGTGAAGCGATCTCCGCATCTCAATAGTCGGGTCGAGATCTTGAAGGACAACATGTCGGTGGCCACCACCGAGTCGAAGTTCGAGCCCCTGGGGGCGGACGCCGACACAACTGACGGTCTCAACACCCACTGCGCGATCGTGGACGAGATCCACAAGCACAAGACTCGGAAGCTCCACGATGTGATCGAGACCTCCATGCGCTCGAGGACGCAGCCCCTCATGTTCGACATCACAACCCCTGGCGCGGGCCGCGAGGGGATCTGCTGGGAGCTCAGGCAGTACGCCGAGGATGTCCTCCGGGGTATTGTCGAAGATGATCGATTCTTCGCTTTCGTCGCCGAGCCGGACCCGGGTGACGACTACCGCGACGAGACCCTCTACACAAAGGGCAACCCGAACCTCGGGATCACGGTCAAGCTCGAGGACATTCGCGCGGACCGGAAGAAGGCCGAGGCCATGCCCGGCTTCTTCAATACCTTCCTGCGGGATGACTTGGGCATCTGGACCGAGCAGAAGGTGCGGGCTATCCCGATGCACCAGTGGGATGCCTGCGACCGAATCCCGAAACGCAAGCCGCTGCGGAACTATGTCGCCTACGGGGGCCTCGATCTTAGCTCGAAGTGGGATCTCACTGCCTTCGACCTCGTCTGGCCCCTCGAGAGCGGCATGTGGCCGCTCATCCCACAGTTCTGGCTCCCTGAGGGATCGATGAAGGAGTACCCCAAGCGAGAGCGGGAGATGTACGGCAGGTGGGTCGACGAGGGTCTGATCGAGCTCACGCCCGGGCCCATCATCGACTACGACATCATCCGCCGGCGCATCAACGAGTACGGCGAGGAGTTCGACATCCAGGAGATCGGATTCGATCCCTGGAACGCAACGCAGCTCTCGACTCAGCTCGCCGGCGACGGCTTCGAGATGGTTCAGATGCGTCAGGGCTTCTACACGATGGGGGAGCCCACGAAGTACTTCCTAGCACTCGTCCGCGCCGGCCGGTTGGCCCACGGTGGCCACAAGGTGCTGCGCTGGAACGCGAACAACCTCGAGCTGCTGTGGGATACGAACGGCAACCCAAGGCCAAGCAAGGAGCATGAGCGCGAGCGGATCGACGGGATTGCAGCCGGCATCATGGCGTGCGGGCGCGCGATGTTGAACCTCGGAGAAGACAGCGCGTACGAAGAAGCAGGAATTCTGACGCTCTGAGTGTTTTTCTCTTGCACGCGATCGAGTGCTTTGCTACTCAGGGCATGAGTCCCACCAAAGAGTCCCACGGTTGAAGAAGTCGAGAGTCCCGCAACCCTGAGTCCCCAGGGAGCTCAGATGTACGGTTGAGCATCGTTCGCCGGCTGGGAAGGTACTACAACGTAGCTCGTCGTCTGCTCGATCTTGACGATGAGACTCTGAACTCGTTCCTCGGTGGGAGCAAGGCTTCCACGACGGGCATCGCGGTGACACCGCTCCGCGCCCTGCAGCACCCTCCGTTCCTCTCGATCGCCCGCCTTGTGGCGGGCGTTGTCGCATCCCTCCCGTGTGTCGTCTACCGGCGCACCGGGCCCGAAGCCCGGGAGCGCGACCCGGATCACCCTACCTATCGCGTCGTCCATGATCAGCCGAACGAGGAGATGGACTCGTTCATCTTCTGGGAGACGACGGTCTTCCACATCATGCACCGCGGGAAGTCCTGCGCCCGGATCGACCGGAACGGCAAGGGCCAGGTCACGAGTCTCTGGCCCTACGCTCCCGACCGCGTGAAGGCGATGCGGGGTGAGAAGGGCAAGCTGATCTACAGATACACGCCTCCCCGCGGGGGCCCTCGCTACATCCCCCTCCGCAAAGTGCTCTACATCTCGAATCTGTCGGGCAACGGTCTCACACCGTATGACCCGCTCTGGCTCCTCCAGAACCCCCTCGCCCTCGGCATCGCGGCCGAGGACTACGCCGGGAAGATCTTCAAGGACGGCTCGCTCCAGGGTGGATTCCTGAGGCACCCGAAGAAGCTGGGACGGAAGGGGCGCCGGCGGCTGAAGCGGATGTGGAAGAAGACCCACGGGGGCCTCGACAACGCCCACGAGACCGCGGTGCTCGAGGATGGGATGGAGTGGCAGGACCGTGGGGTCACTCCCGAGCAGGCCCAGCTTCTCGCCGTCCGGCGCCACCAGCTGCAGGAGACCGCCCGCGGGAGCGGGATGTCCCAGATGCACCTCCTGGGCGACCTCGAGCGGGCGACGTTCGACAATATCGAGCACCAGTCGCTCGAGTTCGTCATCTACTGCCTTCGGATCCTGCTTCGTCGGATCGAGAGACGGGTCAACATCATGCTTTTCACCCCGGAAGAGCAGAAGACCCACTTCATCGAGTTCCTGGTCGACGAGCTCCTCCGGGGCGACATCAAGAGCCGGTTCGAAGCGCTGGCGATCGCCCACGAGCACTCGGTGATCAACGCCGACGAGTGGCGCCGGAAGGAGAACATGCCTCCCCAGCCGGGCGGCCAGGGCAAGATCTACCAGGCGCCGATCAACAAGCAGAACGCCATGAACCTCCTCGAGGAGGAGCCGGGGGAGGAGAGCTCCTCGAGGCAGATACGGCGGTCGATGCGGCGTCTCGAGGCACGGGTCACGGCTGCGACCGGTCGGCAGAAGCTGGCGAAAGCCTACCGAGATGTCTTCGCCAATGCGGGGCTCCGGATCGTCAAGCGCGAACGGAACGACATCCTACCCCAGGCCGAGAAGGCCTTCGGCCAGCGTGATCTCCAGAGCTTCCTCGTCTGGCTCGAGCAGTTCTACCAGGAGCACCGGGAGTACATCCGGAAGCAGATGGGCCCGGTGATCAGCTCCTTCGCCGAGGCGGTGCGCGCCGCGGCCACGAAGGAGATCGATGTTGATCCTGAAGAAGGCGACCAGGACCTGGCCACCTTCCAGGCGTTCGTCCAAGGCCTGATCGAGGGCTACGCCAACCGGCACTCCTTCTCGTCTGAAGGTCAGATTCGCCAGGTCCTCGCCGAGGCGATCGAGAAGCAGGAAGAGCCGACGGGCGCCCTCCGGCAGCGCTTCGACGAGTGGGAAGAGAAGCGGCCGGGTAAGATCGCGACCCGCGAGACGGTCCAGCAGAGCAACGCGGTGGCGAAGAAGGTCTTCGTCATGGGGGGGATCGTGAAGCTCCGGTGGGTCACTATCGGCAAGAACTGCCCCTTCTGCAACATCCTCGACAACCGCGTGGTGGGCGTCGAGGAGACGTTCGTTGATCCCGGTGACTTCACAGGCTCAGACGGCACGGCGCTCAGGGTCCGCCGACCCGTGGGGCACCCCCCGCTCCACGCCGGCTGCGACTGCCAGATCAGGCCGGAGGTGTAGAGGAGGTTCGAGATGGCAAAGCGCGGCGGGGATGCGGAACACGGACGGATCATCCGGAGAACCTACCCTCTGGCGAACATCCGGATCCTGCAAGAGGGTTCGACGCCTCCCGAGCTCGACGGCCTGGCGTCGGTGTACAACTCCTACTCAGAGTCGATGTGGGGCTTCAAGGAGATCGTTCGGCCCGGGACCTTCGCGGTGACCATCGTTGACGATGACATCCGGTGCCTCTTCAACCATGAGGCGAGCCTCATTCTCGGCCGGAACACAGCGAAGACCCTGACGATCGACGATCTTGCCGAGGGGCTCCACTTCCGGAACCCGCTCCCGGATACCAGCTATGCGAAGGACCTGGCTGTCTCCATCGACCGCGGGGACGTAACCCAGTGCTCTTTCTCCTTTGAGGTCAACCCGGGTGGGGAGCGGTGGACCACGAAGTTCTTCGAGGACGGTGACGACCTGCGCGAGCTCTTGAGCTGCAAGCTCTACGACCTCGGTCCCGTCACCTTCCCGGCCTACACGGAATCCCATGTCGGCCTGCGTGAGCTCCGCTCCGTGATGGGCGCGGTCGGCATGGATCTTCGCACACTCGCCCCGGCGCTCGGCCGAGCCGAGCACGGGCTGGAGCTTAGAGCGGATGACCTCGCGGCCATCCGTGAATCGATCGATCAGCTCCGCGGTTTGCTTCCCCCGGAGGCTGGGCAGGGGCCCGAGTCCGGTGACACGGGTGGAGACACGAGTGGGCAGGGGCCCTCCGTGACACTTCTCCGGCGGAGTCTGGAGCTCGCGGAAGCTGAGTTCATCCATCTGTAGGAGGTGTCAAGGAATGACGCTGCAGGAGTTGCTCGAAAAGCGAAACCGCCTGATCGCCCAGAGCCGCGCGCTTCTGGAGAAGGCGGAGAAGGATAGCCCCGGCTACCTCGACGGGGAGGACAAGGAGCAGTACGAGCGGATGTGGAAGGACATCCAGGGTATGGGCGAGCAGATCGATGCTCGCGTGAAGCAGGAGAAGCTCGAGGAGCGCCTGAACGAGTCCCTGGATGATCCGGAGCGTCCGGACCCCGAGGAGGGCGATGGTCAGCCCCCGTCGGGCGGTGATGACGATCCCCAGTTCCGCGGCAGCCCGACGGCTACCCGTGAGTACCGGGACATGTTCCGGCGGTACCTCTCGCGCGGGGAAGCCGGGTTGCAGGGGGAAGAGCAGCGGGCGGTGCTGCAGGCTGACTCGGACTCGGGTGGAGCCTACCTGGTGGCGCCCGAGCAGTTCGTCGCCGAGATCATCAAGAACCTCGACAACCTGCTCTGGATCCGCCAGTACGCGAGCACCGAGACGATCGGCAAGGCGGCTCGCATGGGCCGGCCCACGCTCGAGGCCGATCCCTCTGACGCCGACTGGACGGCCGAGATCGGCGAGGCCCAGGAAGACACCGAGATGGAGTTCGGGAAGCGTGAGATGGAACCTCACCAGGTCTCGAAGCTCATCAAGGTCAGCAACAAGCTGCTCCGGATTGCGCTGATGGATGTCGAGCGCATCGTCCGCGAGCGGGTGGAGTACAAGTTCAAGGTCACCCACGAGAAGGCCTTCATGACGGGGAACGGGGCTCGTAAGCCTCTCGGTCTCTTCACGGCCTCCGACGATGGGATCTCGACGGGTCGCGACATCAGCACTGGTAACGCCGTCGACGCGGTTACTGTCGATGGTCTCACACGCGCGAAGTACAAGCTGCGGCAGGAGTACTGGCCGCAGGCCCGGTGGGGGATGCACGCGGATACGGCGCTCCAGATCGCGCTCCTCAAGGACGGTGAGGGTCGCTACCTCTGGCGCGAGTCGATGCGCGTGGGTGAGCCCGATCGTCTGCTCGGCTTCCCGGTCCACCTGAGCGCGTACGCGCCCAACACGTTCTCCGCCAGCCAGTACGTCGCCATCCTCGGTGACTTCCGGTTCTACAAGATCGTCGATGCGCTCGACATGCAGGTTCAGCGCCTGGTCGAACTCTACGCGCTCACGAACCAGACGGGCTTCGTCGGCCGGATGGAAACCGACGGCCAGCCCATCCTCGAGGAGGCGTTCGTACGGGTGCAGCTCGCGGCGTCCTAGCCGCGGCCTGACGGAGTGAAGCGGGGGCGGGCGCACGGCCCGCCCCGTGGGAGATCGAATCAGAGAGAACGGGGGAAGACCCATGAACCTCAGTGAGGATATCAAGATCGTCAGCGCACTCGACTATGCGTCGGGTACGGCGACCCGCGAGGGTGCCACGCTCGATACGCAGCGCTGGGAAGGCGTCCTGTTCGTCACCAAGTTCGGCACCATCGCGGACTCCGCCGTCGGCGATGTGCACATGGAGCAGGGGGACGACTCCGGCCTGACCGATGCGGCGGATCTCGAGGGAACCGCCCAGGCGGTGGCCCATGACGACGACAACCAGATCTTCGTCATCGACCTGGTGAAGCCCATGAAGCGCTACGTGCGGGGCGTGGTCACGAAGGATGGCTCGCACGCCATGGCCGAGATGGCCTTCTACATCCTCTACGGCCCGGGCAAGAAGCCGACGACGATGGCGGTGACGGATCTCGTCAACTACGAGAAGCACGTGAGTCCGGCGGAGGGCACGAAGTAGGCCTGACAACCAGGGGAGACGTGGGGCGACAGCTCGCCCCACCCCCCGATGAGGAGGCGACATGTCCTATCAAACGAAGGTCTACCACGCGCAGGGCGGTGACGAAGTCGTCGTCGCGGACGGTGGGACCATCACCGTGCAGTCGGGAGGTGCGGTCGTGGTCGAGAGCGGCGGCGCCCTGGGTCAGCAGGACGCGGAGGCCGATCTCGATCAGACCATCAGCGGCAGTCCGACGCAGGCCGAGGTCCAGGCCATCTCTGACAAGGTCGATGCCCTCCTGGCCAAGCTGCGCTTGGCGGGGATCTTGGCCACGGAATAACCGGGGGAGGGTTCAGCCATGCGGATGGCAAGGATCATCGGAGTGGCCTTCCTCGTGCTGCTCTGTCTGGCGGCGGTTGTTCAGAGCGCCTACTTCGAGCGGCATGAGGTGACCGTCACGGTGGGGGCAGGGGCTTCCACGGCGACAGCCTACTCCCCCGTCCTGAACGGCCTCATCTGGTCAGTCGAATACGTGGAGGACGGAACGACGCCGTTTGGCGACACGACGGGAGTCGTGATCACCACGGAGCGAAGCGCCCAGCAGATCCTGTCGGTCGACAGCCTCTCCTCTCGCGGCACACACCCCTGTTGGCACCCTCGGGCGGGGATCGTCACGGCCGGGTTCGATTCGATTGCCGCGGATCAGAAGTGGGGAGGCGTGCCGTTCGTTGTCGCGAGGGAGCGACTGATGTTCACGGTGGGCAGCGCGACCGAGGAAACAGCCGGCACATTCTACGTCACGGTTGGAGGTTGAGATGGCAGAGAAGACGCGGACGGTCGAGATGCTCACAACCTACGCGGGCCCGGAGGGGACCTGCGATGCTGGTGGGCTTATCGATCTTCCGGAGAAGCAGGCGAAGGACTTCGTGAAGTCGGGGTTTGCCAAGTACGCCACGCGCCCCGTCAGGGGCAAGCAGAAGGCTTCGGCCAAGAAGCGGGGGAGGGGAAAGGGTAAGGGCAGGGTCGAGCGCGCCACGCGCCGGCCGGCCGAGAACGCGCTGGGTCCTTCGGCCAGCGAGTCCAAGAGGGGAGGCGACTCCCGTCCCACGCAGGATGAGGGGGACGCCGACTAGTGTCGGTCCAGGTCGAGACACCCCCGAGTGGGGAGCCGATCGTGCTGGCCGATGCCAAGAATCACCTTGGCGTCACGATCAGCGCGGACGATACGCTCATCTCGAGCAAGCTGACGGCATGCCGGCAGTTCATCGAAGAGCAACTCGGTCTCGCGCTTCTGACGCAGACACTTGTTCTCAGGCGCGAACGGTTCCCCTGGGGCAGTGAGGAGCTCTTGCTCCCCTATCCACCGCTGCAGTCGATTACCTCAGTGGAGTACGTGGACAGCGCGGGAGACACCCAGAGCCTGACAGAGGACGATGACTTTCTGGTCGATATCTACTCGTCTCCCGGCCGGATCGTGCCGGTTCCCGGCACAGTCTGGCCCACGACCCGCGCTGTCCCCAACGCGGTCACGATCGAGTACATCGCCGGCTTCGGTGACGCCTCGGCGGTTCCCGAGATCCTCAAGCAGGCAATCCTCCTGATCCTGGGAGATGCCTATGAGCATCGCGAGACGGTGATCATCGGCCCCAGCATCCTCAAGGTCGAGACCGCCATGGCGTTCGATCGGATCGCTGCGCAGTGGGAGATCACGGAGTTCGATGACGACGAGGATGAGCGGTCATGAGAGCCGGATCGCTGCGGGAGCAGATCGTCATCAAGCGCAAGCCCACCGAGCAGGAGCTGAACAGCCTGGGTGAGGACGTGGGCGAGCTGGTGGAGTTCGAGACGGTCCGCGGATCGTACGAGCAGCTCCGGGGCGAGGAGCTCTTCGAAGCGCAGAAGATCAATCCGAAGCTCGCGGCACGCTGGAAGATCCGGTACCTGCCAGGTCTCAACAACGAGATGGTGATCTTCTGGGGAAGCCGGCGGTTCGACATCGTCGCGGTGAACAACTTCAGGGGGCGGAACCGGGAGATGATCCTGCTCTGCACGGAAGGGGCGGAAATCTGATGGCGGGCGAGATCGTCTATCCGTCCAGGACGCTCGATCGGGGCGTGGTCCAGGGAGCGAACGATATCATCCGCAGGCTGCGGAAGATTGGGAAGGCGGTCTCCGAGCAGGAGATCACCCTGATCCTCCGTGAGGCCAGCCAGCCGATCCGTGACCAGGCAGAGTCTCTCGCCAATGCCCAGGGGATCCGCTCGGAGGGTGAGCCCAGCCATGGTGCGACAGTCCACATGGCTGACTCGGTCATGGTCACCGTGGTCCGCGACCCGCGCGGCTTCGATCCTGGCATCCAGGCTCGGATCGGTCCGTACGCGGAGAACTGGTACGCGCAGTTC